TTTCTCCTTTATCGCCTTTTTCTCCTTTATCGCCTTTCTCGCCTTTTTCTCCTTTATCGCCTTTCTCGCCTTTATCTCCTTTGTCGCCTTTGTCGCCTTTGTCGCCTTTGCCAAAGCCTGACATGTTAACTACTGTAGTAAAAGCCTTGTCATCGTCTAACAATGACAAAATCAACTGACTATTTTGCAAAACGATATTAGATGAAAAAATATCACTATCATTTGTTAATGACATTATGACATTTTCAGGAATAATATGTATAATAGTCGTTAGCATTTTATATTTTTCTATGAATCAAATTATCAAGCACCTTGAAATATGACACGTGGCGTGTGCTGCCTATTTTTAATCCCTCGTTGACCATTATAGCTATCTCTATATAATTATCGCCAACTAATTTAGCCGACTGCAAGTTGTTTATAACAAACGAATAATATTCGTTATTTATCCCAATTATACCATCTGCTTGCAAACCTTCTTTGTTTGTAAAAAAGAGTTGCACATTATTCTTATCATTTCTGACTAATGCACTTATTTCAACACCCTCCAAATCAGTAATAGGAGTGACAACACTGTCAACAACCTCTGATAATGTACCAATTATAGCAATATTTGTGCCTGCTTGATATTCCGTTGCCATTTTAAATTTCTCCTATGATTTTAATTCGTCCATTTCTATCACTTTTATTCAAACAACAGGGTAATAGCTTGATATATTTAAGATATTCCAAGCAGTCATCAAGATAACGTATACCAATAGCCAGAGCATCATTACTTATGCGCAACAATGTCTTTTCGTTTGAATGTTCACTATATTCGCTATTTTTAAACATTGTGCCAAAAGCCGTAACGTTAAAATCTTGATTCAGAATCATTTTTGAATACGCTATATACGCAATAGATTTGCGTAAGCCTTCAAAATAATGATTATCATTATCGTAATAGCCACCGTCAAGCAAAGTTGTATAATTCTCCTTATTATCCGAAATGTTTTTAAAAAGAGATGCGCCAAATGCCGGGATAACATACAATGTCTCTGCTTCTTCTATATATACAGTAATCCGACCGAGTGGAATATTATCCGCTATTGGTCTTATCTTTTTTATGTCGTTAATTGATGCTATCATTGTGTTAATGGTATTAATCGGTTTATGTCATCTTCGCTTATATCCCACAGTGCTGCTGCAATTGACCTTTTTTGTGTGTCAGTCATATTTGAGTTAATTATATCAAGGAGCTGCGATAACCCTGCATCACCCAGCCTTTCAGCTAATGATAAATTTGAATTAAACGAAAGCGGCTGAATTTCCGTTTTTATATCCGTTTGCTCTTTAAAATTATTTAATAATTCAGAGAATACACGTTCAAGAACTAACCTCTCGTTGCTTGTCGTGCTATTATAGTAGTCGTATGCCTGCTCCATAAGCTCTGAACCAAAACCAGCTCCTACATTCTCACATCTAAGAATAGGAGGTTGTGTGAAAGCCCTGCCAATGGCATCCTTTACTGCTTCCCTTGAAACCATATATTCTTTGTCATAGGAATTACCAGAGATTTTTAAAAATTGTGGGATCTCCTCCTTACTATTCACGCTCATGTATCCTACCTTATTAGCATTCCGGCTTCCCTGCATCTGCTTAATGACCTTCTCGGCATCCGTTTCGCCATCGTCATTGTCTGTCTCTTTATTTAAAATATCTATAAAGAACCCAGATGGCAAAAATCCACGAGTTGCGTTCCTGTTCGTTATATCAGAAATAGCTTCCTCAGTGTTCATATCTGTTAGCACCTCATCAAAGATAGGTATAGGATAAACGCCAAAACCCTCGTTTGAATAGTAGAAAATTTGTCCTTTGTAATTCTCCCAACCACCAGCGGCTGTTACTTGTTGTTCAATAACATCCGGGTCCGGATTATAAAGGTCTATAAAATCAATGTCCTCGCGACGCCAACGTCTCGATAACAGATTCCTTCGCCCCCAGTCAGGGTGTAACGCTATTTTAGTGAAATTGCCTTCTTCATCAAGTGCCTGAAATCGGGCATTTTCAAGCGGAACATGTGATATTGTTGTCTTTTGATATTTTGCGTTATAATTGACGTGCATGCAAAAGCCTCCAAATAAAGCAAAATCACGTGATATATCATGTAAAAGGTCGTCAAGTGTCTGCGAATTATTAACAAGTATCTGATATGCTTTTTCGTCTACAAACCCATTACCATTGATAAATTTCGAGTAGTTAATGAAACAAGACTTGCCGGTAATGCTAGAAAAGACAATATCAACGACTTTTTGCGGATAGTCATTGTCATTTCCGTACAGTTGAATATTAAGCGATTTGCTGTTTATTAAATCAAATCGATTCTTCTCAGCGCATAAAATTGAAGCTTTCATGTTGTTTGTATTTGTTCTTTGTGCTTAACCCAATAAGCACAAAGAGGTAAGGAATATTATATTAATTCCTTTGTTTGTTTTTGTTTTTGCTTTTTTTAACAATTGGAGATGATTTCTCCTCCTCCTCTGTCTCTACAACAACCTTTGCTGCTGCAACAGGTGCCGGATACAATCGCTTTTCAATATCTTCTGGCAATTTATCAAACAATTTTATGCAGTCCGGATTTGTACGCAAATGATACAATGCCCCTTCTTCTGTCAAATTAAAATTCGACATCGTTAGTGATGCATCGTTATTTACAACATCACGAAGTAATGCGCCAGCTCTTAACCGGTATTCCAATGTTTTCATATCTGTAATATTTTTAATATTTATTAACTCAATGTATGCGTCGCATATACAATTATTGCACCCGCCTACATTTCTATTTAAAAAAAAGAGAGAAAGCTCTTTGACCTCTTTTTTTAAAGCTAAGTTAGTTGCAAGCTCCTTCATGAAGATATCTATGCTTGCATAAATGGATTTGGTAGCCTGCAACTTTCTTAATCGTTCAATCATATATATTTATAATTATTCTCCTTATGGAGTAGTTGTATACAAACCTGCTAAAGCTGTCTCAGTTGCGGCTAAAGTGGAGGCAAAATAAGACAAAGGTAATTGACCCTCTTTGCTATTGTCATCACTTGCCAACTTCGCTGCAAACACTACGTTGTCAGCAAAATCAGTTGTAAACGCATTCTCGCTTAATTTTAAACCACTATCCCAGCCATATACCTCGTACTTTGTGTTACCATTTGCACCCGTCGCACGGTTTTCCACAATCGCTACAACTCGGGCGTTTATTAGAGAATTGATAAAATTCTTGCTTGTTTGGTTTTTAACAAATATTCTCAAAGTCACGGCATGGTCGTATGAATCGATATACGTTCCTTTCGCGAATGTTGCTTCTCCTGTTGTTGCCTTGTCAATTGATTCAAACAAGTATGCAAGTTTACCTGCTGCCAACACCAAAGAAGTGCATACCCCAGATGCAACAGCGCTTGCGGCTTTGTCTATATCGTCGTAATTCATAAGCACAACCTTCGTGCCTGTTCCTGATGTTGCCATCTTGCCGCATTCTGCTGCGGCTAATCCTGCTGCTATTTTTGCGCAATCCATTTTTTTTGTCCTTTCTTTTTTTTTAAAATCCGTGTGCAGAATTTTAAGTTCCGCACACGAATTATTTTGTTATTATATTGCTACTACAAACATTTTCGGGTTCAACAATTTAGCATCAGCTTTGCCCATTAACTCAATCTTAACACGTCTGGAGTCGAGGTCATGACGAACATTTGCATCAGCAAAAGAGGCGATGCTGTCTAATCCTACGGCTAAGAAGTCCTTATGTGTATATACGGCTCTGTGAGGGTTAACCAATTTAACTCCATTATTATAGTAAGATAATATTATTTTATCCCAGATAGGAAGTGGAATCAAAGGTATGCCGTTAAATGTCAATGTCTTCTGACCGTTTAATAAATTAGAGTACAAGCCATCAAGCGATAATCCTTGCAAAGATTTTGAATAACCATCATAGAATGATTGTGTGCAAAGGATGAAGGAATCAGCTTTTGAACGCAAAGTGATGTCTGCTCCATAAACCATTGATTCTAAATAACCTTGCACGTTTGTCTTTACAAGTGCTTGTGCGGAATAACTAACTCCTGCATTTTCTGTAATGGTTACTCTTTGAGCTGCATTAGCTGTATATTGCGTTTCGATTTGTTTAAAGAAACCGTTAAGGATTGTAAAATAACTAGCATTTACACCAGGAGTGATAGTGCCACCTGAATAAATGGTAATTTTATTCACTGTATCTTTGCTATAGTAGATAGTACCAGCTACTGCATTACCCTCTGCTGCCGCTGCTGCTAAATAGACAATTGTCTTATTTGCTAGTGAACACTTAACGGCTCCTTCTGTCGCTGCTGTTACACCTGCATAAACTGTACCCTCAATTGCTTGTCCTGTTGTTTGTTCAGTGGCTGCTGCTGTTGGTAAATTTTCTACTACGGTGTTTGTAGCTGCTGTATCGCTAAACCACAATAAACGAATAATAAAGTCTTTAACACTATTTGCTAAAACCTCCAAAACAAGATTAACATAGTCTGAACCGGTAAAATCTTGTATTGCGATGCCTGTTTTAAGAGAGTAAACACCTGCTGTAGCTTCTATATCTTTGAAGCATTCTGCAATATATATCTCCCACCCCTTTGGCTCCCATGTTATTTTACGTGTTCCGATATTATAGGCTTGAGGTGTAGGGTCACAGCCTTGATTAGCTACTCCAACAAGTCCTCCTGCTCCTTCAAAGCCAATCTCTTTGTCGTAAACAATACCTTCATAAACAGTATGAAGTGCTT